CAACAGCTGGTACAGATGCACTTGTAGAAGCAGCTGAAGGTTTGCGCGACGGTTTTAGCGTCGAGGTTTATTTTGACGAGTATGAAACCTTAAAGGACGGCACAGTACGCATTATCAAGGGTGAAATGACTGGCGTTGCTTTAACGTCAGAGCCAGCAATTAGATCAGCGCGAGTCGCTGAGGTCGCAGCTACTGAGGGCGACGAGGAGATTTCTGACTCAACAATTGAGCCAGATGCAACACCAACAGAAAAGGACGACGAAGTGGAACAAACCGTTACACCAGCGGAAGCCGTCGAAACGGTAGAAGCCGCACAGTCAGTAACAGCAAATGCAAAGCCAGCAGTGGGTGGTTGGACATCAAAGCCACGCCTAGAGTTCACAGCTGCTAAGTATTTGGAAAACACAATCCGCGCCTCACTTGGCGAGGAGTCAGCACGTCAGTATGTCGCAGCGGCAGATGACACAACAGACAACGCAGGTCTTGTGCCTACACGTCAGTTGACAGAAGTTATCAACGGACTTGCTAACAACACACGATCAGCAATTGACGCAATCAGCCGTGGCGTTTTGCCTGATGCTGGTATGTCTTTCGAAATTCCAAAGATCACAACAATGCCAACAGTTGCTGAAACAGCAGAAGCAGGCACACCAAGCGAAACAGATCAGGCTTCAAGTTTCTTGTCAGTTACAGTCAAAAAGTATGCTGGACAACAAACATTTAGCGTCGAATTGCTAGATCGCACATCACCATTATTCTTTAACGAGTTGCTTAACAACATGTCAGCAGCTTATGCAAAGGCAACCGACCTTGCTGTTTACACAGCACTGGCATCTGGTGCAACAGCTGATGCAACAACATTGACAACATACCCAACAGCTGCTGAGTTGCTTGGCTTTGTTTCACGCGGTGCTGCATCTGTTTACTCAAACACACAAGGCTTTGCAACAAACATCTTGGCAAATACGTCGCAGTGGGCAAATTTAATGACACTCAACGACTCGGGGAGACCGATATACATGGCTGCACAGCCAAGCAACGCAGGCGGCGTAGTACGTCCAGACTCAATCCGCGGCAACGTCGCAGGTCTTGATCTATACGTCACAGCAAACGTACCGTCAGCAAATGACACTGACAAAGATGACTCAATGCTAATCATCAACCCAAGTGCTTACACATGGTACGAGTCACCAACATACCGTTTGCGTGCAGACGTAATCGCGTCAGGTCAAATTGCAGTATCTGTTTACGGTTATGGCGCAATTGCAACCAAGATTGGTGCAGGCGCGTTTGGTATTAACAAGACCTGATAACAACTCACTAATCATGCGGCGGGTTCTCCCGATCTCGCCGCAGCAGTCGAAAGGAAACGGACATGCCAGCCATTGTCACAGCTAGTCAGTTGCGCACGGTGCTTGGCGTGTCCGTTTCACTTTACAGCGACAGTTATTTAGACGAGATCATCAACACCAGCGAGGACGTCATTTTGCCAATGCTGGTTGCAAACGTTTCAGGCATTGACGCTTACAAGTTAAAAGACAACGTAGCTACTTTTTACACAATCCGCGAGCATTACTTTGTAACTGGTCAATCAGTAATCGTGACAGGTTTGCCTGCACCATTTAGCGCGACTTTTACAGTCGTAGACGCCGCGCCTTATTACTTCACAGCTGCACTTACAAATGCAGACGTCACATTGCGTCCAATTGTGCCAAACGGCAAGGCAACCTTGTCTGGTTATTCAGCTGCTCAAATCTATGCCAGCACACCAGCAATTGAGTCAGCAATTTTGGCTGTTAGCGTTGAGGTCTTTCAATCACGCGTTGCAGCTGGTGGACAGATCGAGGGCGTGGACTTTGCCAGTTCGCCATACCGCATGGGTCGCAGCTTGACCAACCGCGTCAGCACATTGCTTATGCCTTATTTGGACGCCGAGACAGTGGTTCAATAAATGCCAGCAAACTCAATTGCCGAGACACGATCAGCTTTAGCAAACGCCTTTAGCGCGCTATCTGCAAACGTGTATCCAAGCGTGCCTGAGTCACCAATACCGCCAGCCATTGTTGTCGTACCTGACAGCCCATACATGGAGGTCGTGTTAATTGGCAAGGCAAAAACACAGGTCAAACTCAATTTTGCAATCACAGCCATTGTCGCCAGCAATAGCAATGCTGGGTCACTGGACAATCTCGAAAAGCTCATAATCGGAATTCTTGCGGCAATGCCCGCAGGATACGTCGTAGGCGTAATTGAAAAGCCAACGGTGTTGGAAGTAGGACAATCTCCAATGCTTGTCGCTGACATAAACGTTTCGACTTATTACACTCAAACAACATAGGGGACAAAATGCCAACGACAATCATAACTGGTCGCGATTTAGTCGTGACCATTGCAACCGTTAACTATGACGCACAGGCGACCAGCGCAACTCTTGCGAACAGCCCAACCGTCGAGACATACCAAACACTGGACGGCAAGGCTTACAAGCACATTGACGATCAGTGGACTTTTGACATTTCAATGCTTGCTGACTGGGGCGCATCAGGTTCTCTTTGCGAAGCATTGTGGACAGCTTGCGAAACAGCACCAAACACAACTCTGGCAGTTTCAATGACAGCCGTGACAGGCGCAGTTTTTGCATTTAACGTAATGCCAGTGTTTCCAAGCGTCGGCGGTGCTGCACCAGATGCACAGACCGTTGACCTATCATTTGTCGTAGTGGGAACACCTACTGAGACATTTAGCTAAAAACTACTAATCGGGAGACAAAATGAAACTACCAATCACAATTGAATACACAAACGGCGATCAGATCACTTACACAGCTGCACCGCCAGAGTGGGTCAAATGGGAGAAGCACACAGGACACACAATTGCACAGGCACAGGAAAAGATCGGTATTTCTGATTTAGTATTTCTTGCCTATCACGCCATGAAGCGTGAAGCAGCTGGAAAGCCTGTTAAGCCTCTTGACATTTGGACAGAAGGTATTGCTGAGGTAATCGTAGGTGAGGCAAACCCAAAAGCTACGCCGTCGGAAGCCTTAGCAGAATAATTTGGGAGGTAGCTCTGGCGACAGGGCTACACCCAGATGTTTTTGAGACAGCCGAGGACATTTTAACCGTGATCGAGATTTTGGAAAGGCGCGCAAATGGCTAAGGACGCAATCAGCTATGACAAGGCTGAGCTGCGCGCCATTGTGCGATCTTTCAAGGCAATGGACGACGAGGCGTTGTCACAAGCTAAAGAGGCAACCTCAGCTCTAGCCACTTATGTGCAGGGCAAAATTAAATCCGCAGCTAGTACGAAAACGCGCAACCTCGTTGACAATCGCGTTGCTGACGGCTCGAAAGTGTCTAAGTCATCAAAAATTGGTGAGATCAGTTTTGGTTATGCCTCACAAAAATTAAGCGGTGGCGCAACGACTCAGCAAATCTGGGGCGGCGTTGAGTTTGGGTCAAACAAATACAAGCAGTTCCCAGTGTGGTCAGGTCGCGAAGGTCGAGGGTCACGCGGTTGGTTTATCTATCCAACATTGCGAGCTGCACAACCTGAGATCATTAAGCAATGGGAACAGTCATTTGAGAAAATAGTTAAGAGGTACAACTAATGGCTGGAAGTCGTACCCTCAAACTGTCCATACTTGGAGACGTTGACAACCTTAACAAATCGCTTAAAGCAGCCAGCAACGACGTTGACACTTTTGGCGACAAAATGGGCAAGGTTGGCAAAATGGTTGGCGCGGCTTTTGCAGCTGCTGCTGCTGCCGCTGGTGCTTACGCAATCAAGATCGGCGTTGAAGGCGTCAAGGCGGCAATCGAGGACGAGAAGGCACAAACACAGCTTGCCGTCGCCTTAGAAAACGCCACAGGGGCTACAAAGGCGCAAATTGCTGCTACTGAGCAATCAATCTTGCAAATGTCTTTGGCAACTGGTGTGGCAGATGATGAGCTGCGCCCAGCTTTGGGACGGTTGGTTAGATCAACTTCAGATACTGAGAAGGCACAGCAATTACTCGCGACAGCTTTAGACATAAGCGCAGCCACAGGCAAACCGCTGGAAAGCGTTGCAAATGCTTTAGGCAAGGCTTATGACGGCAACACAGCATCACTGGGCAAACTAGGCATTGGCTTATCAGCTGCTGAATTAAAGACCATGAATTTCACACAGGTGCAGGGCAAATTGTCAGACCTGTTTGGCGGTGCAGCAGCTCGTAACGCTGACACTTACGCAGGGCGCATTGCTCGCATGCAAATTGCATTTGATGAGGCTAAAGAAACAATTGGCTTTGCCCTGTTGCCAATCCTTGAAAAGCTTATGGGTTTTATCAATAACAATGCTTTGCCAATTATCAACGCATTTAGCGGTGCTTTTAGCCTCAACGGCAATGGTCTTGGCGGTGTTATCACAACGCTTGGCAACATCATCACTAGCGTATTTACGCCAATCATCAATGGCATGATTAAAGCGTTTGGGTATGTCCGAGATGCAATCGGTGACAACCTTGACACTTTCAAGGAATTTGGCGCATTGATCGCAACCTATGTTGCACCAGTTATAGGCACGGTTTTAGGCGGTGCGTTACAGGTTGCAGGCAAAATCGCAGGCGGTGTTATTGACGTCATTGCTGGCGTGGTCAAAATTCTTAACGGCTTGATCTCAGGTGCGGTTGCAGGTATCAATGCTTTAATTTCTGCCTACAACGCAATACCGTTTCTACCAAACGTTAGCAAGATTTCAACACCGACGGTTAGCGTGCCTACAATTAAGACACCAACAGTGCCAACAACAGCGACGACTATTCCAAAGATTTCAGCACCGTCAGGCGGTGGCGCAACGACCACGTCAAGCGGTGGCGGTGTTTCAACAGCTGCAAAAGTGGCTGCAACCGCTGCCGCTGCGACGACTGGTTTTATAGGTTCAGCTGAGTCTCGCGGGTTGTCAGATAGAGCAAATTCTGAGCGTCTTGGTTTAGGTACAACAATCAACCTGACCGTAACTGGGGCTTTTGATAAGGAAGGCACAGCACGCACAATCGTTGACACATTAAACAACAGCTACTATCGCGGCACAGGCGGCGCAAGTAACCTGCAAATAGCATGACCCAGTGGACGCCAGTTTGGCTGGTAGAGATCGACGGCGTTTCTTACACTGACGCCGTTTTGGCTAACCTAACAATCAGGTCAGGTCGCACAAACATTTACGAGCAAGCACAAGCTGGTTATGTTAATTTGCAGCTGCTAGACGTCAATCAAGCGACAATACCTGTCAACATTAACAGCACCATTTCAGTGCAAGTGCAAGACACATCAAGCACATACGTCCCAATCTTTGGTGGCACAGTCGTTGACATTGCCGTTGAGGTACGCGACGTAGGCAGCACAATGTTCACCCAGACATACAGCATCACAGCACTTGGCGCGTTGTCTCGTTTGCCAAAGGCTTTGACAAATGGCGTGCTGTCTAAAGATTTTGACGGCGATCAAATCTGGACAATTTTGTCAGACCTATTGCTTAACACTTGGGCAGAAGTGCCAGCAGCTTTAACTTGGGCAACCTACGACCCAACGACAACATGGGCAACCGCAGAAAACGTTGGCTTAGGTGAGATCGATCGCCCTGGTGATTATGAGCTAGCCGCACGATCTAGTGACCGCACAGACGTTTATTCTTTGGTATCAAAGCTTGCAACGTCAGGTCTTGGCTACATTTACGAGGACGCATTTGGACGCATCAGTTATGCCTCAGCTACACACCGCAGTTTATACCTGTCAAACAATGGTTATGTGCAGCTAACAGCCAACCAAGCACGCGCAGCTGGTTTGCGCGTTGAAACCAGAGCAGGAGACGTACGCAATAACCTGACTATCCAATACGGTGCAACCAGCAGTGCAGAGCAAAGCGCGAGCGACCCAGACTCAATTTTGCAGTACGGCACGTTGTCCCAGATTATTTCGACAACCTTGCACAACGCAGCTGATGCAACTCAACAGGCAAATTTCTATTTAGATTTACGCAAAACACCGCAAGCAATCTTTAGTGAGATCACGTTTGACCTGACAAACTCAGAGCTAGACGACAGCGACCGTGACAACCTCATTGGCGTGTTTATGGGTGAGGCATTGGCAATCAATGACCTACCAGCGAACATGGGCGGTATCTTTCAGGGCTTTGTTGAGGGCTGGTCATTTCAGGCGTCGTACAACCAACTCTCGATCACTCTTAACATTTCACCAACGGCTTACTCATTGCAGGCTTTGCAATGGGACGAAATCTCAGCTGCATTTACTTGGT